ACCTATCTTCTCTGGTGTACCATATCTAAAACGTACGTTCTCCCCGCCCGTCCATCTATTTTCAGCGCCGGTAGAAGTAACTTGTTTGTTGAACCCTGGTACGAAACCTATTTTTTGTAACATATAATTCCATTATACTATTTTATTCCTGATGGTAGACCTAGCATTTGTCTTCCATCAAATTTATTTTTCTCAGCAAATGGGCCATTTACATGATTATAATGTAGAAATACTTGACCGCATATGTTCCCGTCAAAAGGCTCTCGCCAATGTTCAAGTTCACAGCCACTATATACTAACATATCTCCTACTTCAAGCAAGACTTTTGTGCCTGCAGGAGCGTTAGGTTTAACTAAATTTTGTCTTTCATTGACTACATTATTAGCTCCTGTTCCGTCAATAAATATTGGCCATGGCTCACCACCCAAGTTTATCGTCGTAGATATCTCACAGCTTGGTCTATCTTTGTGTCTATGAAGCGTGTCTCCGTTCTTGTATAATCTTGCGTATGAATAAGTGGGGACTAATTGTAGTCCCGTCTCCTGTGCCATGACAGGTAATACTTTAACCAACAAAGTCTCCATTACAGGATCTGCATAACATGAATAAGTATTGGGTATTTGTTGATCGGTCCATGTACCCAACATCCCATTGTTGTGAACAATATTGTTTTCGTACATATACTTAACTGCATCTCTTTTAAGATGAAAATAATTAAATATGAAATTAGCTAACTCGTAGTTGATAGCACCTTTGATTACTTGGTATTTATTAAAGGTCATGTGATCATACACTTTTGCATAAAATTAAAAGATACTGATATCCTTATATCATTAGATTCATTAGGGTCAACACAGTGGTTTAACCAAGCAGGAAACATAATCAAACGTCCAGCTTTTGGTTCATAGTGTGTCTCTCTCCATAATCTATCAGGCAACTTTCCTGGTTTCTGTCTTGGTCTAGACATAGCTGCAACAGATCTTGGGTCTTCTATTTTTAATTGTCCAGAATTCTGTGGTGCTTTTATATAATAAACTCCTGACCATAAAGAATTAGGATGCATGTGTGCTCTATTCATTGATCCTGGTGGGTTTATATTGGCCCACATATTACCTAAGAAAGGCTCGCTATCTAAATGTTCTTGATCATAAACAGTTCGTTGTGCTTCATATAACAAATCAACTAATCTTTTGTATTCTGGTCTCAGGTTCATATCAGTTTCCGAATGCCAACCTTTAACATTTGTACGTGTCACACCTTTGTCATTATTAGACCAAGCTATAATGTCTCGTTCTAATTGTTGATTCAAAGCATCGTCATTTAAATCTGCAATATAAATAGCAGTTGGAAAGTGTAAGTCTCTATACATTATTTAAAAGGTGTCCCTCCAAACCACATAACAAGTGAATTTCTTTTACCCCTTATAACAGGGGTTACTCTATGTCTTATAAAGGATGCAAAAAATACTGCATGACCTTGTTTAAGTTTTGCAATTTTACCCTCACTCATTAATTCTAAATCTCCACCTTCAAACTCTGATTCAGGAGAAAGTAAACAAGTCATAGATATTTTTCGCACCGGAGGTTCGTGGGCCATGTTCACATCATTATCAACATGCCAATCATAGAATCCTCCTTCAGGGTACTCGGTGTATTGTGCAGGCTCCGTTAAAGTCATTCCATCAAAACCAAAATGATTACCATTAGTTGTCTTCATGATACGTTCAATGTCTTTATACATATCAGCCATTTTTTTAAAGGGTATCCAACTAATATGTGAGGTTCTAGTTTTAGTATCTACAACTCCACCTTTAATTCCTTTGTCCCCTGCTCCAACTGAAGCTTCTTGTTTAGGCTCACTTCTTCCTGCTTCAATAATCATTTTACATTGTTCGGGTGTAAAGATTGGTGTAGTCGTCTCTACTATAAAAGATCTCCATCGTGGCTCTGTTATCATACTGCTCCTCTGTTTTTGATTGGGTCAAACTGTACATCACAGTTTGCAGCTAGTGTTCGTCTTGTCTCATTTGTTCCATTGAATGGATACACACAGTGTCTCATATCATATGGAAATACATAAAAATCTCTAAGGTCCATTGGGGGTTGATAATCTATTTTTGCAAATTGACCATTACTGGCTCCTAATATTTGAAGTCTACCGTTCTGAGGTATAGCTTCATTAGAGTATTCTTTACCAAAAGTTGATGGCATTTTTAAAATCATGACACTTGATAGTCCTGTAAACAACATTCCTCTATGAATGTGTGCTGGATTGTATTCATGTGCTTTCATTTCATTGACCCATACAGAATTTAAATGAGTATCATAATCTTTAATCTTATTAAAAGCTAGATAGTGTTTAAACACAGTCATAAAATAATCAGTTACGTTTGTTGGTAACAGGTTATGATTTTTCATCTTAGATTGATCCTGACCATTATAAAACAAACTATGTTCATTCTCTATCTTACCAACTAACTGTTTATTAGCGGGTGCAAGATTATGAAAGTTCTGTTCATAGATTTGATTAATCGCACTAAAAATATCTAAAGGTACTTGATATTTTAGAATTGATTGACCTAAAAATACAAAATCAAAATTAAGATTTGGTGTTCCCATCTTGAGTAATTTGTTCTTTCTTTTCTGTATTGTTTTCTAACTCACCCGATTTTCTAATTCTTTGTAGTGATTGTAGTTGTCCTAGAACATTAAACTTATCAGTATCTGAAGAACTCTCTGATAATTGTTTTGCTTTTTCAGCATACTGCATACCATAAGATTCTAGTTGATGTTGATTAACATCTTTGTCATTAAAAGATCCATCATTAAATTCTTTCTTTAATCCGGACCACATTTTAATTTCTCTCATTCTATGCTTAGCAGTTTTTTCCATAGAAGCTTTACCAAATCTAGCTTCATCTAAATCTATTTGATATTTAGTTAATTTGTATTCATCTTTTTCAGATTCTATTTTAGTTTCTAACCATTTAATCTTTGCTTCATTTCTTCTGTAATCAAAAGATAAAGTCATTAGGTTATCTAAGTATGATGATTGTTCTCTAACACACTGCCAATATTTTGCAGCTTTAGTTGGGTATCTATTGTCTTGTAATACTGAAAACCTTGCTTCAGTTTCTGTTCGAAACATTTGTTTCTTGGTCCAAGTGTCACGAAGCTCGTCTACCATACCTTTAAAATCGGTAAGATCAGTAGGCTCCAATAAATTATTTAAATGAGTTTCTTCTTTTTGTATAATATCTTTAACGTCTTTTTTCATTTCTTTATCCTTTATGTTTAAGAGATATATAACCTGTTTAAAAAATATTACAACCCTTAACTAGTTTCAATAATATCAGTAAGTTTACCGTCACCGTACCAAGCTTCGGTTGCTGTTAATGAAGGAGGACCTTCACCAAAAAATACTAAACCTGCAGTTTGACTACACCCACTGTCAGCAAGCCTTGTTCTTGCAGTGTTCATTGTTTGAACATTTATCCAATTTGAACCATTCCAAGACTCTACCATTCCACTGTTAGGAGGGTCTCCTCCAGCTAATATAGCAGCTGTTGATGTTCCAAATCCTGATCCAAACGATCTTCCTGTATTCAAATCATTTACTTCTGTCCAACTTGTTCCATTCCAAGATTCTGTGTTTGCTACATTTGCTGTTCCATCATAACCTCCAAAACCTAATGCAGAAGACTGATCTCCTGCTCCTGTTATTTTTAATCTTGCTGTGTTTAAATCTCCAACTTCAGTCCAAGCACTTCCATTCCAAGATTCAGTTGCTGCAGTTTGACCCCCAGCTGGAGGATTTTCACCAGCAAACGCTAAAGCTGCTGTTTGTGTTCCTACTCCACCCATAAATTCTCTAGGTAGGTTTAAATCTGCTACTTCTGTCCAAACAGCGCCGTTCCAAGATTCTGTATAACCAGTTGAATCATCACCACCAAAAGCTAATGCAGCAGTTTGTGTTCCAGCTCCACTTAAATTATTTCTAGCTGTGTTTAAATCATTTACTTCTGCCCAAGCTGTTCCATTGTAAGATTCTGTTAATGCTGTAGCACTTGGGGCTGCTCCACCAAAAGATAACATCGCACTCTGAGTTCCTGCTCCTGCATTTGCTATTTTAGCTGTATTTCCATTTGCTTCAGTAACCCAGGCACCTACAGCAATGTTTGCGTTCCATTCTTCTGTTGCTGTAGAATTAGGTGGTACAAATCCTCCAAAAGCTAAAGCTGTTGTTGCAGTACCAGCTCCTCCTAAAGAATATCTAGCAGTGTTTAAATCATTTGTTTCAATCCAGTTTGATCCATTCCAACTTTCAGTATTAGCTACTACTGGAGGAGCTTGTCCACCAAATGCTAAAGCTGAAGAAGTTGTTCCTGATGCTGCTGCATTAGCTCTACCTGTATTTAAATCATTTACTTCAAACCAACTTGTTCCATTCCAAATTTCTGTTTGTGCTGAAGCAGATGGCCCACCTATAGCTAAAGCTGATGTATTACTTCCTGTCCCTGCCATAACATTTTTTGCTGTATTTAAGTCATTTACTTCTGTCCAACTAGAGCCATTCCAATTTTCGGTATTTGTTACTTGTGCAGATCCTGGAGTTTCTCCACCAAAAGCTAATGAAGCAGTATTGTCATCTCCAGCTTGTGATAATTGTCTTCTAGCAGTATTTAAGTCATTAACTTCTGTCCAACTAGTTCCATTCCAAGACTCCGTTACTGCTGTAACAGGTTGTCCACCAAAAGCTAATGCAGATGTTTGAGTTCCATCTCCTCCAAGAGAACCTCTAGCAGTATTTAAATCTGCAACTTCCGTCCAAGCTGTTCCATTATAAGATTCTGTTAATGCTACTACAGCAGTATCAAATCCACCAAAAGCTAAACCCGCTGTTTGTGTTCCTGCTCCTTTTAAATTATGTCTAGCAGTATTTAAATTCCCGCCCGTGGACCATGCGTTACCTATAACTTGCTTATAGCCTTTTAAGTTGTTGAGTTGTAGTATTGTACCAAACTTCTCCAACAACTGGGTTAGAGGGATCTGATGCTACGACCGTAATATCTGTTCCGTGTATTTCTTTGTATGTTGCCATATTAATCTACCGTCTCCGTTATAATTCCGTTACCAATCCATTCTTCGGTTGATGCTCCTGCTGGAGATCCTCCTGGTTGAGATCCTCCAAAAGCTAATGCTGAAGTATTACCTCCTGAACTTTGTCCTCCACCTTGTTTAGCGACACTCATACCGTTTTCATTTGTCCAGTTTGTTCCGTTCCAAGATTCTGTTCCAGTTTGTTGACCTGGACTACCTCCATCATAACCTCCAGAATTTAAAGCGGACGTCTGAGTACCTCTTATTGCGTTTTGTTGTACAGCCAAATTTAAATCATTTAATTCTGTCCAAGCTGTTCCATTCCAAGATTCTGTTAATGCTGATACTGGACTACCCCCAGCGGTTAATGCTGCTGTTGCAGTTCCAGCTCCAGCCGATATAAAACCTCTAGCAGTATTTAAATCTCCTACTTCTGTCCAACTTGATCCGTTCCACGATTCTGTTAATGCACTAGGTAATCCACCAAATGCTAAAGAAGAAGTATTATCAGTTCCAGCACCTCCAAGATATCTTCTATTACTATTTAAATCTGCTACTTCAGTCCAACTTGTTCCGTTCCAAGATTCAGCAATCCCCACTATAGTTGGAGTTGCGCCACCAAATGTTAAAGCTGATGTTTGTGTTCCTGCTCCACCATTAAATCTTCTAGCTGTGTTCATATTATTTAATTCAGCCCAAGCTGTTCCGTTATAAGCTTCTGTTGCTCCTGTTACAGCTGGTGAATTATCAATACCACCAAAAACAAGTGCTGTAGTAGTTGTACCTGCTGTTCCACCTAAACTATCCCTAGCAGTATTTAAATTCCCACCCGTAACCCATACACCATATGCAAAATTCGCGTTCCATTCTTCGGTAATTGTTTTAATGCTAGGAGAACCAATAGATAAAGCAGCTGTTCCTGTTCCTGTACCAGCGTTTAAATCTGTTACTACATTTAAATCAGATGTCTCAGTCCAATTAGAACCATTCCAAGCTTCTGTTTGTGCAACTGTTGCTGTAGAAAAACCACCAAATGCTATACCATCTGAAGTGGTTCCTGCACCTGCTAACGTACTTTTAGCAGTATTTAAACTATTTACAGTAAACCAACTAGTTCCATTCCATTGTTGTGTTGCTGATGTATTACTTGGATTCTGACCTCCAAAAGCTAAAGCTGATGTAGCAATACCTAATCCACCCCCTTTTCTTGTGCCAGGACTTAAATCGTTTACTTCCGTCCAACTTGAACCATTCCAAAGTTCTGTATTAGTTGTTCCATCGTTTGGTGGTTCTCCACCAAATGCAAGTGCTGATGTGTTATTAGCCCCTACTCCTGAAAAAGAATCTCTTGCAGTATTTAAATCTGAAACTTCTGTCCAACTAGTCCCATCCCAAGATTCTGTTTGTTGAAATGGAGATATTGAACCACCATATGCTAAAGCTGAAGTTTGTGTACCATTAGATCCAAAAGAATTTCTAGCAGTGTTTAAATCGTTTACTTCAGTCCAACTTGTACCATCATATTGTTCGGTATTGGCTGTATTCGGTGGAAGATTACCACCAAAAGCAAGTCCAGCTGTTTGTGTACCTGCTGCACCTAAAGCTATTCTTCCAGTATTCATATTACCACCCATTGCCCAAGCACTTGTTAAGGTTGTAGAACGAACACGCAAGTCACCTAAATTTTGGTTATACCATACCTGTCCTACATACGGGGTTCCTGGGTCCGTATCATAATTTTGTACTTTTCCGCCTTTGATGCCTTTGTACTCGGTCATTGTTTTCCTTTTTACTCAGTCAATGTTATGTCAGCTGGTCTTGGGTTATCAACTTTATCTTCGTCAGATAAAGCATCCCATGCAGTTTGTGCTGCTGTGACCTCTGCATCAACAATCAATTGAGCTTCAGCTAATGTTTTAACAGTTCCACTTACTTTTGCAATCCAAAGATTTGCATGTTTATTGTAAGCGGGAACTTGCCAAACATTACCAGGTAAACCGTTAAAAGAAATTTTGATCGCTTCTACGTGATCAATGAATCCTTTTCCCCAGTTTTCTGCTACACAGTATTGATATGTTTTTGTCATAGTTTTCTCCTATTCACTTGTTGTTGTTATTGTTCTTGTTATTGAACCTGTTCCATCCCATTCTTCGGTTGCTCCTGTAGGTGAACCTGAGGTTCCGCCAAAAGCTAAAGCAGCTGTATTAGTTCCTGCTCCTGCCAAATCATTTCTAGCAATATTTAAATTACCAACATTAGACCAGTTAGTTCCATTCCATAATTCAGTTGATGCTGTTGGAGCGGGCACTCTACCACCAAAACATAAAGCTGCTGTTTGAGTTCCTGCATCACCTGGAAAATCTTTTGCAGTGTTTAAATCGTTTACTTCTGTCCAAGCGGATCCATTCCAAGATTCAGTTTGAGCAAATAAAGGGCCTAAGTTATTACCAGCAAAAGCTAATGCAGCAGTTGCTATTCCAACAGCACCTAAACCATATCTTGCTGTATTTAAATCAGCAACTTCAGTCCAACTTGTTCCATTCCAACTTTCTGTTTTTCCAGTTGTAGGAGAATATCCACCAATAGCTAAAACTGAAGTATTGTCAGCTCCTGTTCCTGCAAAATATTGTCTAGCTGTATTCAGATCATTAACTTCTGTCCAAGTGTATCCATTCCATAGTTCTGTTGCACCTGTTGTAGGAGGGATTGCTCCACCAAAAGCTAATGCTGATGTTTGAGTGCCTCCTCCTGCTAATGCGTTTCTAGCAGTATTTAAATCGTTTACTTCAGCCCAAGCTGTTCCATTGTAAGATTCTGTTGCTCCTGTATTAGGAGGAACATTTCCCCCAAAAGCTAAAGCTGCTGTTTGAGTCCCTGTCCCTGCAATATAATTTCTAGCAGTATTTAAATTTCCACCAGTGTACCATGCTCCAAGATTAATGCCTGCGTTCCATTCTTCTGTAAACGCTACAGCTGGAGGATTTAAAGATCCACCAAAAGCTAATGCTGATGAATTACTAGCACCTGTAGCACCTAATTCTTGTCTAGCAGTATTTAAATCACTTGTTTCAGTCCATATTGAACCATTCCAAGATTCAGTTAAAGCTGAAGCACCACCTGGAGTCTCTCCTCCTATACCTAAAGCATTTGTGTTATCTGTACCTGCTCCCGCTAATCTTCTAGCAGTATTTAAATCAGCGACATCTGTCCAACTAGTTCCATTCCAAGATTCTGTTGCTGCTGTAGATCCAGGTGTGTCTCCACCATAAGCTAATGCAGATGTTATTATTCCGTTTCCTCCTAAATCTCTTCTAGCTGTATTTAAATCATTTAATTCAGTCCAACTTGATCCATTCCAACTTTCTGTGTTTGCATAATAGGTTGGAGGATTGAGCCCTCCAAAAGCTAATGCAGATGTATTATCTGCACCTGCTCCTGCTAATTGTTGTCTTGCAGTATTTAAATCTGCTACTTCAGTCCAGCTTGTTCCATTCCAACTTTCAGTTTCACCTGTTATTGATGGATTAGCACCTCCATAACCTAATGCTGATGTAGAAGTTCCATTTGATCCCATTCTACCTCTTGCAGTATTTAAATCATTGACTTCAGTCCAACTTGATCCATCATAAAGTTCTGTAGTAGCTGAAGTGCTAGGATTAAATGCTCCAAAAGCTAAAGCTGCTGTTTGAGTTCCAGCGCCCCCTGGAAAAACTTTAGCCGTATTCATAGAATTACCAGTTGACCACGCATTACCGTAAGCTTGATATCTATATTTGAATTCTGAATTAGCACTATCGTACCATAGTTGACCTGTAAGTGGATTGTCTGGATCACCAGCGTAATTTTGAACCGCTGTTCCAATCTCCTTTTTATAAGAAGACATTATTTAGCCTTTAACAACCAACCTTGAGTTCCATCTGTATAGACCAAAGTATTAGCTGCTCTTTCTACTGAAACTGTTAAACTTGCTGCAACACCTTGAATTTTTTCTGCTCCATTGGGTGCAACTGTTAAAGTATTAGTGTCAAATGTTCCTGCATAATCTACAAAAGATATTTCATCACCTAAAGTCCCTGCTGGTAAAGTCATTGTAAATGCGGCACTGGTTGTGTTACAGAAATAACCTTCTCCTGCGACTGCTGTAAATCCTGAAGTTTTAACTGCTACCCATGAAGTTCCCCCTGAGTTATCTACAAAAGATAAAACTCCGGATCCGTTAGTAGTTAAAATTTGATCTGCTGAACCTGTTACAGTTGGGAAGGTAAGTAAATCTAGTTTCACGGCTCCCGAACCTTTTGGAGTTAAAGTAATTCCAATATTAGTATCTCCACCTGTTGCGGATAAAATAGGTGCATTGCCTGTTGCAGCATTTGCGTATGTTAATTCATTAACTGCTGAAGCTGTTGCTGTTAATAAAAATAATTCATTACCGTTTGTGTCTAAAATTGAAGTTCCAATTTTAGGGGCTGTTAAAGTTTTGTTGGTTAAAGTTTGTGTTCCAGTAAGAGTTACATCTCCTGCTGTTGTCGAGAATCCTGTGTCGTAAATACCTGTGTTTGTTGCAACACCATCTGCATATACTATTTTCCAACCTTTATCAGTCGTTGCCCAAGTGACCGTGGCCCCTGAACCTGAAAGTGCTTTTAAGTTTACTGTGTATGCCCCTGTAGTTGCATTTTGAATAATGTAAAAATTTTCCATCAAAACCGGTAATGTCACCGTTTGATTTCCTGTAATTGCACCTGTAAGTTTTATAATTCTATTCTGAGCTTTACCTGTTAAAGCTCCATCAGAAACATTTAAAGGTGTAGATTGTACTCCGCCTGCAATAGATACTTCTAAATATCCACCTAATAGTTGTTCAGCTAAATTTAAATTTGCGTTAGTTTTTGTTCCCCAAGTACCAGCATTTTCGCCGGTAGCCATTAATTCTACTCCGAGAGGTGTATATGTGGATGCCATTAATTTTGTTCTCCTAATTAGATCTTTAATTTATATTATTTATAAAGTCAATGACGTTTATATACTATCAACGTCCGTATAACTAGCACTTTGTGCTGCGGTTACATTACTGTAACTAGCACTTTGTGTTGCTGATATGTTGCTATAACTAGCACTCTGTGTTCCTGTAACATCTCCATATCCTAAAGGTGCTACATTTCCTACACTAACAGTTGCTGATACTCCAGTCAAGCCCATTACTTGAGGAGGAGATAAAGAACCTATAGAAGAAGTTGCTGTTAGTCCCGATAAAGTATACCCAACTCCTGTAACTAAAGATCCTACAGAAGATGTTGCTGATACTCCTGTTAAAGGAATTACTATTCCAATAATAATATCCCCTACTGCAGTAGTTGTTTGTTGACCCGTTAGTGAAACTGATTGTTGATCTAAAACTATACCTCCAACTGCAGAAGTTAAAGATAATCCGGTTAATCCCATTACCTGATCTGCTGGTGTAATTGATCCAACAGTAGACGTTGATGAAATTCCAGTTAAGGTAGTTGTATTATCTGATTTTGCAATTAAACTTCCAGGAGAACTTGTTAATGAAATTCCTGTCAATCCCATTACTTGATCTGCTGGTGTAAGTGTTCCAACAGTAGATGTTGCTGAAATTCCAGTTAATGGAATTCCTAATCCAACACTAATTGAGCCAACAGTAGATGTTGCTGAAAGTCCATTTAAATTAATTCCTAGTCCAATACTAAGTGTTCCAACTGAAGACGTTGCTGAAAGTCCTGTTAGTCCCATTACATCAGAAGGTGTAATTGTTCCAACTGAAGATGTTGCTGAAAGTCCAGAAAGTAAAACTGTAAAACCTGACTCACCCCAGTTTTCTGCTCCCCATGTATCAGAGCCCCAACCTAATTCATTAAAAGGTGTGACTGTTCCAATTGATGTTGATAATTGTGTAGGTGCTGTAAGAGTTACATCAATGTCGGCTTGATCGCCCCATTGATTTTGTCCCCAGGTTGTATTGGCTTGGTTCCAAGTATTAGCCATAAGGAATTACTCCTTATGCTATTCTCACGATAGCGTTAGACGCGTCTGCCGCAGGAAATTCAATTGTAAAAGTTCCACTAGTTACAGTTTTGTCTCCACCGAATGCGACTACACAAACTCCAGGATCACCTGCTGCTGTGTCATTAAATATTAAACAACCATTAGCTGTAAAGGAAGCTGATGTCCAAGAAATATTTGCAAAATCACAAACAGCTGTGCTACTATCTAAAGCTGGTGTTACACTTGTAAGTGCTTTTCCTTTTGCAGAATAAGCTGAACCTGCTGTGTTAGTAATTTCATTTGTTGAAGCGTAAGCTGTAGTGCCTGCACCTAAAGATGCTGAACTTGTGTATAAAGCTAGGTTAAAAGTATCTCCAGATGATGCTGTAAAATTGTGGGTACCCACTAAAATCTCTTGCTTAAAAGTATTACATATTGCCGATGATATTGCCATAATATTTTGCTCCTAGTCCTAATTTAAGGTGACGGTGAATCAATTTTAATTCTGACAGTTCCGTCAGTGTAATCATCTCTTCTTCGTCTTCCTAATTGCGTTCCCGCAATCTTTTGTAATTGATTATTATACTTTCCTTCGTACAATGTCAACATGTCTGTTGGTCCTTTTAAGAAAGAAAATGCTTGTGATAAAG